TTGCTGGTCGGAAAGGACAATACCGAGTTCTTGCGCCGCCTGCGCCAATTCGTTCAATCGGCGCGAACCAGGCGCTAGCAGGTTATCAAGGGTTGAGCCGGAGCGGCCCATCAGGATCATCTCGACCGCTGCGCGCTGGGCTCGGTCAGTGACTTTCGACAGTCCGTCAGACAGAAGGCGGAACACATCGCCCGTGGTCTTGCCCTTCAGTTGATCAACGCTGATGCCGACCGCCTTGAAGGCTTCGATCTGCGCCTTCGATCCTAGCTCAGCCTTGCCGATGGTGACGGTCAGGCGGCGAAGACCGACTTCTAGCTGATCCTGCGCGACGCCTGACTGAGTTGCGGCAAACCGGAAGGTCTGTAGGTCTTTGGTCGTCAGCCCGAGCGTCCGTGAGACTTCCTTTAGGCTGCCAGCATAATCGAGTGATTTCTTAATTTGCTCGGCGAGCGCCCCAACCGCGAACGCCGCGAATAATCCCTCGGCCGCCGTCTTCGCCGACTTGAACGACGTCTCCATCGCGCCGGCTTCGCGCTTGGCAATGCCCGACGCCTTCTTTGCGCCCGCTTCGAACTGCGCGGTATCCAGTCCGAGTGAGACGCGGAGTGCGCCGATCAGCGAGGATGCCATCAGGCGGCTTTCCTCTTACGCGGCGCTTTCTTGGGCTCGGGTTCAACCGCCTGCACCAGAAAGGCGCGGCGGATCAGGTCGCCGAGCGCCATCACCACCGCCTCGGCTAACGCCTTTTTCTCAGGATCGGACGGCCGCAGGATGCCAGCCACTTGCCCTAGCGTCAGTTCCTCGTGGTTTGGCCGGGTGACGCCCCACAGCACCTTCGTCATCACGGTGACGGAGCTGAGCATTTCGAGAATGATGTCGTCCATGTTGGACTCGAACAGCCGCTCGATCCTGTCGACCACGCCAATGTCGACGACCATCTTCAGCATGAAGTCTTCAGAGAGCGCGATAGACGCCTCGTGATAGAACGGCTTCAGTTCCATGAATGCTCCTAGAGGGCTGCGAGCCGAGCAGCCTTTGCCGCGGCGCGGCGTGCCGAGGCGTCGATTTGAACCCACATATAATAGCCAAGCAGGTTCAGGCTCTCTTCCTTACGCCCCTCGAATGCAGGCCGGCCGGAAGGTTGAGGCGGATCCTTGAAGGTGCCGAACTCCATGAAGATGCCGTGGTGGCGCGGCAGGTTCTTCGCTGGCCCGACATAGACCGTGACTGAGCCGGGCGGTGCGCCTGGATCAGCCTGGCGAGATACAGTCTGGGCGCTAACCACGACGCTATCGCGCAGATGCAAGCCTTGGTCGCTTGCATCATACGGAGCCAGCGCGGCCCACAGCGAACGGATCGGTTCAGCGGCGAGGATCAATGAGCGCCGAACGACCGCCTTTTGCGTTGCCGTCTTCGGCAATTCCTCGAGCGCTTCGAGCAGGCCGGCGAGACCGTCGACCTTGACGGTCATCGCGTCCATGTCAGTGCCTCGTGATCTCTACGGGCACGCCGCGTGCCTTCAGCGAATGGAAGAACGCGATACCCTGCGCGTGCTTGGTGCGCGTCTCGTCATGTCGAGGCGAGATCGTCAGGTAATCGGAGAGCGACTTACCCTTGAGCCCGCCTGACCAGCCGGTGAGCGCGAAGATGGCCGTATGCCATGCCGTGACGATCGCCATGTCGGTTTGGCGGGTCGCAGCGCGGACCATGCCTTCCATGCAGGTGACGTAGGAGCGAGGCGTCTGGCGCCAGAACTCGGCAGGAGAGCCGCCGAGCGCCACCCATTCGATGAGGAAGGTCTCGATGCTCCATTTCGCAGTCGAGCCTTCGTCTTTCTTCTCGCCGAGGTTCAGAGCCCGCTTCAGCAGGACGAACATGCCCTCGATGAGCGCGGCTCGGACGGCACCGCGATTGAGCATCAGGCCAGCCGTCTCGTCGAGCGTCATCTGTCCGTGATGACGACGCAGCAACGCGAACAGCAGCTTGCCGGTAACGCCGACCGGAGGACGCGCCGAAGCGAGCGCCTCCATGATCTCCGGCATATCCCAGCCCGTCAACACCTCGGCATGATCGAGAACGCCGAAGTCGATGGCCAGCATCAGCCGATAGCCACCGACCTCGATCAGTTCCTCGTCATGGAATGCGGCCACGATTATGAACCAGTGGCGCCCGTACCCTGCACAAGCGCGCCAGTGATGCGGATCGTCGCTGTCGAGGTGATCTTCGCATCCGCCGACATTTTGTCGGGCGCATACTTCTTGATGAAGCCGCTGGTCAGGAAGTTCCAGTCGATCGAGCCTGTCCCGCTGTTGTCGGGAATCTCGAACCGAACCTTGCGGGTCGTTCCATCGTTCTTGGCAGCGGTCAGCAGAAGGTCGGTCGCGTTGCCAGGATCGTAATTGATCGTGACCGTGACCTCGCCTCCGTCGATCAGGCCGGGGATGAATTCCTTGCGACGGTTCGGCGAGAGAAGATGCGTCGCATCGATCTCGTCGGTCTGATCCGTCGGGAATGTGCAATCGACGACCTCAATGAGTTGCGTGAGGTTCGCTTCGGTATTGTCTGTGCTGACGAAGACCTTGCCTCCCCAGCCGATGCGCGCAGCGGTCATTTCATGCTCTCCTTGTTAACTATGCGCGACCATCAGGTCGGCAGATTTCCGATAAATGATCGTGTCGCCCTCTTTTTCACCACCGACATCGCGCGGACCGAGGGTAATATCCGCGCGCTGGAATGTGTGGCCGTTGCTTGTGTTGCCGGGGACAAGCGCATTGATCAGCGCCGCCATGCCGGTCTGAACATCGGCATAAGTGAGGCCCCAGACGTCGATCTGGATCAGCGCGAATTCCAGATCCCAGTCGTTCAGGATCTGTGGCCTTCGCTCGGTAATGTCGGTCAGCGTCGCATAGGGCTGAGCCGTATTCTGCGGAGCGTTGACCCAGTATGTTTTCGTGTAGGCCGCCTTGGCGCGGGCCATGAACGCTCCCTGCCAATCCAATCAGAGCAACCTTATGGCGGTGAAGCGGATCGAATATCGATCGAGCGGCTCACGCACGGTGATACCCCATTGCGAACCATCGAAGGTGATGCGTGCCGTCATCGGGACAGCATCCAGCGTCGATGATCGGTAGCAGACGAAGCTAGCCGTCTGTTGTGCGGCCTGCTGGGCAGCTTCGCGTTTCTCCTGCCCGCTGCCAAAAATGACTTGGGCAGTCACTGAGGCGAGGGTCGTCGGATGAGCCCAGTCCTCGACTGTTTCGTTATAGTCATTCGTACTAGTCGCTGCCGCGATAAACGTGATCGCGCAATTCCTCTCACCTGACGTCGGCATGGTCAGTAAGCCGAGACAGGCCGTATCGCGTCGAGCAGATCGGTTACGGTCTGCGGAACTTCCACAGCCGCCGCTCTCAAGCCCGTAATCACGGATTCCCGGTTCTCGAACCAATGGCCGATCAGCAGGAGCATGGCCCGCTTGCCGATCAGATATTCCTCGCTAGCGCTGTCAAGAGCCCCGCTCGTATAGCTGACGGTGATCGCTCCACCACGGCCGAGCGCCGGGAACTCGCTGTCGATCGCCGGATAGATCATCAGCGGGAACCGATCCAGCGGCGCAATGAAAGCATCGTAAGTCGCGTCATTGCCGTCGGCATCGAGGTAGGCGATCCCATCGACACTGACGATCGGCCGACGATAGATTTCGAGATATTGGCCACGACCGCTCAAGCTCCAGCGGCTGAGCGCTTCGCCCCATGCTCCGAACGTCTCCGTCCGCGCAGTCGCGACCCAGAAGTACCGGCTGATATTTTCCACAGTGGCTCTGGCAGGGGCGATGAGCGACGTCAGGAATGTGTCCTGACTGCTGTCGTTCGCCATGTTCACTTGGGCTTTTGCCTCAGTGATACTGACGGGCTCAGCCAACCTTGGCGTCCTTTCCGTCCCGCCCGCGCTTCACAGCAAGCCGCCAACCACTGTCGGGCGTATCGGGCTTGGCGTCGGTCTGCTGCTGGGCAATCCACCACGAGCCGCCCCAAGTCACACCATCGCCGGGTTCGTATGCCTCTCCAGCCTTGTAGACGCCGCGGTCGAGCACGGTCGGCCACTTCATCGTCGCGATATGCTCATGCTCGCCGCTGATGAACTTGAATTCGATGGTGCGATCATCGTCGAGCACCTGGCATTCAAAGCTGGTGAGATCGAACCCGTCACGCCCCGGCTTGCCCCTCTTGCCGCGCGCCGGCTCCCGAGCCTCGAGATAGCGGATCCGCTCGACAAGAGGCTTGACCGTGCGAATGACGAGCTCGCGCATGACCGGCGCGAAGGCTTTCACCAGCACTTCCACGTCGCCTTGCTTCATCTCTTCACCTCGTCAGGCCGCGAGCAGGAAGTCATTGTCATGCTGGATCCAATCCATTTCCGATCGCGTGTCCGCCTGTTCGAAGGTCCGGATGCCGCCATTGGTGCGAGTGCTGGCCTTAAAGTGCCGTCGATCCTGACCCTCGCCAATCGCAAGGGCACCGACAGTCTTGACGGTGCCGATGAACCGGGCGCTATCCGAAGGTTCGCGAACGTAGAGCTTGCCGTAACTGATAAGCCGGCGCGGCATTTCCGAAAATCCGGCGCCAGCCTGCCCAACCTCTGCGGAGGCCACCTGAAGAGTGCCCTGCGCTATTGTCAGGGCTTGGCCTGTCAGCGCGACTACGACGTCCGCTTCAGACGCCTTGACGGTCCCTTGCGAGGTCGTCAGGTGTTGCCCGGCCAGAGACTGATCGATGCTGCCGAGCAAGTCGCCAGCTGAAACGCTGGCCTCTTGGCCGGTTAGAATTATATCCGCCGAAGCGGCAATCGGCTCTAGGTCAACGGCAACCGACTGGCCTGCAGGCACCACGCTCGAGACCGGCGTGACAGTACCGAGGCCGACGGAAATGCTCTGGCCGCTGACCGCGAGTGACGTGTCAGCGGCGGATGAGCCCTGCGAAATGGCGAGCGCCTGGCCCGTCACTGCCGCGGCAATCGTGTCGGTCTGCCCCTGCGAGCCGACAACAACAGATTGGCCAGTCAGCGCCAAGCTGGACGCTGCAACAAGTGAGCCGATCTGCGCAGTTGTCGCCTGCCCAGTGAGAGCGGGCGAAATGGCGGGCGTAACCGAGCCCTGCGAAGACGTTACCGACTGGCCTGTAAGCGCAACGGTATTTTGTTCAGCCGCACCTTGCGAGCCGACAACGACTTGCTGCCCGGTAAGCAATGCGGTGTTGGCACCGAGGACCGATCCGCGAGCGACCGTGACCTGTTGGCCAGTCAGCGCGAAACTCGGCGAGGCGACAATCGAACCTTGGGCGACAATAACCGATTGGCCCGAGATCGCCGCACTGGGTGCCGCTGTCACCGAGCCTCGAGCGACGCTGATGCTTTGCCCAGAGAGCGCGACGGATATGACCGCCGCAGTTGACCCTTGCGCTACGGTGGTAGCCTGCCCGGTTAGAGGCGCGCCCTGTAGAACCGAGCCCTGCGCACTCGTAATTCCCTGACCGGCGAGTATGTTCGTGTTCGTTACAGCAACAGAGCCGCCCGCGACCGTCAACGACTGCCCGGTGAGTGCAGCTGTTCTATCCGGACTTACGCTCGCAGGACCGCGACGAACGAATGAACGTGTTGCTAACCATGACTCGATGTCATCTTGGAAGATGATGTCGGCCATTGCCTATAGCCCCATATAGGCGAGCCGCGCCTGACGGTCATGATATGGCAGCGATATTCCGTAAATCTGGACGGCGGCGCTGATG